CCATCTTGGAAATAACCATAGACAAACATACCCTGACGGAGGTTAGGAGTCGCAGATGCTCCTGCCTGTCCTCCACCAGCAGTGATGGGCATCTCAACCTGAGCCCAAGGAAGTTGATCAGAACTAATTGATTCCTCTTCCTTATCATGGATACCCATGATTCTTACTTTATATCTTCTACCCCATCCCTTAGTTGACTCAGGACTCTCTATTTTACCAGGACTAATGTTATCTCTCCACCCAGAATCATCGGCAATTTGTCCTTGCCATCTGGAAGAATTGCCATAAACTTCTGGATTAAATAAACCTGATTCTGCTACCATTAATCGTCGTATACCTTACACTCATCCGCATCAGGATGATTATCACAATAAACTTCTAAATGACTATCTTCATGTCGTGTATGATAATCATTAATCTTAGCATCATTAGGATCAACTACATCACCCTTATGATATACATCATAATCAGCATGAACATTCTCTAAGTCTTCCTTAGTATATTCATGCATACCATGATTAGTATGCTCCTTACCATCTTTAGGGTCAATGTAGACCTCATGTTCTAAGTCGTGCTTAATAGTCATAGTTTTTTAACCTTTTAATGGAGTGCCTTGTCTACCAAAAGAGTCTCTTACTAAATTCAGTTTTGTGTATGTTCCTTCAGTAGAAACATAATGACAAAGATCAGTTATAATATATAGACCACCAGTTCGCTGGTTTACTTCACCTTTACTTTTATCTGCAGTCACAGCTGGTGCGTCTACAAACATAGCATCTCCTGCATGAAGTGAAAAGTCTCCTGGTATAGTAATAGTTACTTGAGAGGCATAGAATTGATTATACCTCCTTATTGACTGATTGACAATCTGAGATTGAACAAAATTAGGTAACCTTGACTTATCTAATTGCTCTTGTTCTTCACCTAATCCAGATCCCGTAGGCATAGTTCCAGTATCTTCAACATAATAAGTTGTTCTAGAATACTCTTTATCAAAACCTTCTCTATCAAAAACAGGATTCAATACAGGAAGTTCTTCACCACCCGTTGTTAAATTATCTTCAGATCCTTCATCTTCTGGAGTTGATGTCCCAGATACTTTAGTTGCATTATCTTTAATACTTCTAGTTGTAACTTTATATTCTGCTGTTCTTGGGTTAAAAGTAATTATTTTTGTAGAATAAGCACCCAATAACAATTTTTCTTTTATATTAACTCTATTATCCTCAGAATACTCCAATGCTTTCATATCATATGCTGGAGGAATCCTTGCACCATCCTCATCAAAAGTATTATCAAATAATATAGATTTTTTAATTGGATTCTTATCCTTATCTAATAAAGTATCAATAGATTTAAAATGGAATCCTTCAGATGTTTCCCAAAAGAAAAATCCTGCACTCTTACCAAGTTTTCCTGAAGGGACAGCCTTCTTAGATAATGTATTCAGAACATAGAAAGGTTTTCTATTATTACCTATAAAATTATAATTATTATCTGTTTCTTCTATATCAATTTCCTTATCTGTCTTAAAATAATCTGGTGCGTCTTGAATAATTTTAGTAACATGATCCGATATTTTACCATCAAATCTAGTATTAACTCTTATCTTTTCATTTAAAATAAATTCTTTTGATACCATTTCTAAATTTACAGTATTAAGTTTAGAAGTTTCTTTTATGGGTGTAACTTTATTAACAAATAATTCTAAATCAAGTTCATTTTCATTATTATCCTCAATAGTAACTTTACAAGTTTCTGTTCCAATTATAGGAAGACCTTCAACAGCTGCCATCATTTCACCATCATCTTCACCTTTGATAGTATTTCCTGTATCCACATAATTAACAGACACTCTTATACTATCTGACAAAATACTTTCATAGTACTGAAGCAAATTAACACCAGCAGCTAGATCTACTACACGACTCTCATCTTTATTAGAAACTATAAGAACTGCAGATATTATAGCAGGATCTGATGCCTTTGCTAAAACTCTTGTACCTTCAGCCATATTACCCTCCTTTCTCTAAAATTTCATAAGCATCATCTCCAGAAGTTGCTGCTGTTCCACGAACAACTACCTCAGTAGAATTATTACCAGGTAACATATTTATCTGAGTGGTAGGAGCATAGATTGTATACTCTTTCTGACCACCATCAGTTTCATAAGATGCACTCACACCCAATAACTCTTCATCAAATTTCATTGGTTGCTTACCAAGTTTCAAATCAGTACTTCCAGTATCACTACCATATGATTCTTTAAAAGTAGTTGATCCCTGATTATTTGAAAGTGTTGTTTCCTTATTCCATGTATAACTTCCACCTTCTGGTAGTTTAGATTGTATCCGTTTCATACCTTCTACCATTTTAATAGCCTCTGGATCTCCACTTTTAGCTAATGCATAAAGTTCCCTCTGACTTATAGGTTTTCCATCATTAACATTCCCAAATACACTCTTACGATCTAATGGATGAGTCTCAATATTACTAATCCTAGCCTGCTTATTCATATACCTATCACTCTTCAGATACTTTTCATATGCCTTTTTCTTTGACATCTTCTCACCCAAATTCATTTGACCAATACCAGTGCCTCTCTTATCAAAATCAGTTGCACCAGCAGTAACAAAATCAGCAAGTCCACCAACAATTCTTTTAATTCCAAAACCCTTTGGTGCTCCTCTACGATTCTGTTTATCAAAATCAAACATACCAAGTGTAGCAAAGTCTAATAGTCCACCTATACCTCTCTTCAATCCAAATCCAGATTGCTTCTCCCTTCTCTTTGCTTGCTCATTAGCCGCACCCCATGCTTTATCTTTACCACCACCAATAGGATTAAATTGTAAGTTGCCCTTACCTCTCTTATCAAAATCAGTCAGACCCATTGTTGCCCAATCAGTAAGACCTCCTGCCATTCTTCTTATACCAAAATCTTTCGGTGCTCCCTTACGATTCTGTTTATCAAAGTCAAACATACCAAGTGTTGCATAGTCAGCAAACCCACCAACTGCACGTTTAAATCCACCACCTGAGACATTCTTTTTACCATCAAAAATCTTAGTCTCACCATCCACAGTCGAATATCCATGCACTTTAACCTCACCTTTCTTATCTGTGTAGATAGCCTCTGCTGGAGTTCCTGCCAATATAAGTTTCTGTTTCTGTACTTCATTATATTCTGGCGAATTAAATCCATATATGCTTATTGCTCTATCTTCTGCCTTCTCTAATTCAATTTGCCGTTTTAATTTCTTAGCATCTGATTGTCTCATATTACCAGATGTTACCTTACCTTTTTGTAAAGTAGCATTCACACTCTCTGTTCTTTTCTCACTACTTTCTGATACTGGTCCACTACCTTCATTACCTCCAAAAATCATATCATAAATTGTACCACCCAATATATCACCACCAACACCACCTACAAAAGCACCAATAGCAGTTCCAACTCCAGGAACAGGAATCAATGTACCAAGTGCTCCACCAACCCATGCTCCTAAACCTGCACCTATAGCCATAAAAGCAGATTTTCCTAGTGGTTCTTTAAATACAAAATAATTTAAAGCAAAATCAACTAATGCTCCTATGAAAGGAATCTTCTTAACTATAGGACTAATAAGATTCTTAGAAGATTTTAATGATGCTTTTGCTGCTGACTTTACTACCTTCTTTGTACCACTTTTTAATAACTTTTCACCTCCCTCCCGTGCAACTGTCTTTGTACCACTTTTTAATAACTTTTCACCTCCCTCCCGTGCAACTGTTTTGGCAGTTTGTTTCTGTAAAGACTTGCTACCAGCATATAAAGCACCACCTGCTGTTACTGTTGCTCCTGTAGCTATTACTGCTCTTCTTCTACTATTTTCCTTCTCATCTTTTTCATATGCTTTCTTCTTACTATTATCCTTATTCTCAAAAACCATATCATATATCATTCCACCTAATAAATCACCAGCAATACCACCAACAGTTGCACCAATCAATGTACCTAATCCAGGAATAAAACTACCTAAAGCACCTAACGCCCACATTCCTAAACCTGCACCAATAGCTTTAAATGCTGCCCTTCCAGGAGATTCTCCAAAAACAAATACATTTAATGCAAAGTCAGCAAGAGCTCCTATAAGAGGTATTTTTTTTACTATTGGACTTACAAAATTCTTAGTCAATTTTAAGAACTGTTTGCTTCCACTCTTACCTAAAGTTTTAACAAGTGCATTTCTTCCTAATTTTGTTATCGCAGATCTTCCAGCAGATTTTACTCCCGTTTTAGCGGCTGTTTTAGTAGATTTTTTTCCAAATAAATCAAATAATCCACCACCACCGTCATCACCTGACAGACTCTCCATGAGAGTCATGCCACCAACAACCAACATAAGATCAAGGACTGTACCTAATAATCCACCAAACCTAGCAAAAGACTTAGCAAAATCTTCCCCACCTATATTCTTTAAAAATCCAAATGTTGCCTCACCAGCCTTTACTCCAAAGTCTATAAAAGATATAAACCCATTCAAGAACTTACCACCAACATTAATTACAAAGTTAACAAATCTACCTAGATTAATAACAATAGGTATTAACTTAGGTAATAATGGTATTAATTTTATTGCAATGAATCCTAATATCCATCCACTAACAAATTTTTTAATGCTGTCAAAGAAACTTAAACCAGGAATTTTTTTTGGAACTAACTTCTTCCATTCCTTCTTAGGTTCTTCTAACCTTTCTTCCTTCTTTTTTCTCTTAAAATTTTGATCTCGTTTTCTAAACTGTTCATTCTGTTTTTTTGTTATTTCCTGTGACTTATCAAGAAACTTACCAATATTAATAACAGATTTTTTTACACTAATAAGTTTACCCTTGATAGATTGATTATCTTTAACAGGTTCCCCATTAATCTTTGCTGATCCAGGAAGTGCTTTAAAATCAGGTGCTCCTGGAAGTGCCTTTAATACTGCCATCTTATCTTGATATACCTAGTTGCTTCATTTTTCTTGACGACCCATGACCAACATTGAACTGAGGAATAATTTTACCACCATCAGGTGCTCCTTCACCTGTAGGAGTAGTAATAGACTTACTCTCTGGCAATACAGTAATCTTTGGTCCTGATAATGAAGGTTGGCCAACTGGACTTTTAACATCCTGATTAGAAGATAATTTTATAAGAATACTCTCAAGACCTTCAGCAGGAATTTTTATTTCTTTTATCTTTGGTTCTTTACCCATTACTTTATCACCTTTACCCTTACCAAACAATCCACCAATAGCATTAGCAGTTTTTCTTAGAAGTCCACCACCACTTTGCTTATCAAAGTCAAACATATTACCTGTCATCTGATCCATGACACCACCAATACCTCTCTTAAGTCCAAACCCTGACTGTGCTTCACCTCTCTTTGCCTGTTCATCAGCAGCACCCCATGCCTTATCTTCACCACCACCTATAGGATTAAACTGACCAATACCAGCACCTCTCTTATCAAAATCAGTGAGTCCCATTGTAGCAGAATCAACTAGTCCTCCTGCAATTCTTCTTATACCAAAATCTTTTGGTGCTCCCTTACGATTTCTCTTATCAAAATCAAACATACCAAGTGTTGCAAAGTCAGCAAACCCACCAGCCATACGTTTGAAATCCAATCCACCACCTGAACCCTGTGGCTGTGAAAAATTGGTGGGATTTTTTTCCGACTTATTTGAAATCGAAGGTTGATTTTTCCCTGAGTAAGTTGAATATCCTTTTACTTTGACATTACCTTTCTTATCTGTGTAGATAGCCTCTGCTGGAGTTCCTTGCAGTATCAGTAGTTGTTTCTGTATTTCATTAGCCTCAGGTGAATTGCGACCATGTATACTTCTCTGAATCATTAGATTCTTCTGTAGTTCTAGTTCCTGTTTTAATTTTTCAGCATTTGATTGATTCATATTACCAGATGTTACCTGACCTCCTTTCAGAGTAGCATTATCACTGGTACTAATAACCTCTCCACCAGTTTTAAGGTACTGAACTAAACCACCACCATTGAAATTAGATATAAGGTTAGGAACTAAACCACCACCAGCATACTTAACACGATCAGTTGTAGTTTCAGTAACAGTATTATTCTTAAACATATTTTCCTTCAACTCAACACCTTCATCCCCGTCCATTTCCAATATCCTATTCATATTTTTCTGCATAAGATTTTCTTTTGTACCTCTCTTATGCTTTCTCGAATTCGTTATAATTTCTTTTCTTAGAGATCCATCTGCAATAGCTTTATCCATTGCTATCACATCAGGAAGTGCATTAAATTCAGCAAGTGCTGCAGGTGACTGCTCTCCAAGTCTTGCTCTCATGTTTGCAAGTTCTGCTACCGAATTATCATATGCAAGTGCTGCAGTATCACCAACTATTGTTCCATCTGCCAATTCCATTGCAGGAATTCCCTGTTCCTTAAGCCATGCTTTTGCCTGTTCATTTGATAGTTTATATGTTTTAGTGGTAGTTTCACCGTTAAGTGTGTGTATAACAGTCCTCTCCATAGTATCCACATTTGTACTTGTCTCTATTTTTTCATCTTTTTCTGGACCGAAATAATGTTCTTTACCTTTACCCTTAATTATGGAAGCATCTTTTGAATACTTTATATCATCAGTCTTTAAAGGTGCTAATGAATCTCCAGCAACTTCGTTTCCTGAAAGTGCTCTTTCTTTATTAACTTCCGATAAAATCCATTCTTTATCCTCTTTAGAAATAGTATTATCATCTTCTTTTACTACTAATGGTTGTTTATTATTAGATGCTAATCCTCCATCATTATATCCCTTACGTTTCTTATTTGGCATCAATACTGGGACATTTGTTCCACCAGCAGCTGCATTCATAGACTCCATTGTATCGATACCATACTGCTGTACAGCACCCTTAGACATAACAAACTCACCAGGCGTTAGCATAGCAGGAACAGTATCCTTATCACCTTGTCCACGAACCTTTCCACCCTTATTAAACTTCTGTGGTTCAGAAACTAAACCACCCTTATTAAACTTCTGTGGTTCTTCATCACCTCCTCCAAGACCTTGGAACATTCCACCCATACCAACTACAGCAGCACCAGTACCTACAATATTCAAAGCAGTTCCTAATGCCTTACCTTTTTTACCACCAAAAAATCTAGCAACTCCTCTTGCACCTTTAATTTTCTTTGCTGCTGCAAGTTTAGCAGCAAGTGCAATCAATTTAATTGTACCTGTTATTAATGTTTTGGCTATAAATCTTATAAACCTACCCAGACTACTTCCAAATACAAGATATAAAGATAATAATTTGCCCCAATTATTACCTAAGAATTTAACAACACTATCAATCTTTCCTTGGTTCGCAGGATTACCAAACCATTTAAGTATGTTGATAAGTATTTTTCCTAGAATTAATTTTTTTATAAAATCAAATATCTGACCAAATATACTTTTAACAGGAGCAATGATTTTGTCACCTGTTTTCTTTAAAAATCCAGTTACCTTTCCTAATCTACTCTCTTCATCATCTCTCTTTTCATTTTCTAATTTCAGTTTTTGAAGTTTTGCATTTTCTGTATCTACTTTTACTTGTTCTTTTAAAGTATCCTCTATAGATGTTACCTTCTCTGCAATTAAATTTACAGTCTCATCCAATCCATCAGTAACTAATTTCTTACTTGGGCCTTTTTTCTTTTCTTCTTCTAATTTTAATACTCTACCACGGGTATCTCTCAGTATACGTGACAATCTACCCAGTTTGGATTCCATACCTTTTGGGCCTACATCACCTTTCTTCTCCTCCTCATCATCATTAAAAATCCCACTAATATCTGGGTTCTGTGATTTGTCAGGTGTTCTATCCTTACCTAAAAAGTCTCCTACATTTATTTTTGTTTTCTTTACCTTAAAAGATTGTCTACCCTTAGCACGACCAGTCTTATTCTTAAACCGATCTATCATTGCCTGATTATCTTCAACAATCAGTTCTCCTGTCTTATCATATACAGCATACTTCTCCTCATATCCTTCTAACTTTTTAATCTTATCCTGTATCTCATTCGGTTCAGTATCAGACGCAAGAAAAGTATTCCATTGAGCATTTGATAAGGACTTTACACCCTTGGCATCAACTTTCTTTAATACTGCTAATAGAGATAAAGTTCTAGGCATTTTGCTTTTGTTTTCTTTCTTCCTCTTCAAGATGTTGTTGAAGAAGTATCACATAAATGTCTCGCTCCCAAGGCATCATATTTTCAATCTCAGTCAAACTATATTTATGATATTGCATTAACGAAAAATTGAGTTTGAAATAACCTTCAAGACTCATATGTACCAGAGCTAAGCGAAAAAAGATGCTAACCCTTCAAGAACCACATCACTTTCTTTTTCAGTATTAGGATTTTTTACCTTAATAGTATGAGATAATTTAGGCATAGTCTCAAAGAAAGATTCAATCTCTTTAAACTGAGATGAATTCATCGACTCAAGAAATTCAGTCAACTCTTTCTTAGTACAATCAGATGCTGTCCATACCTCTTCTTCGGTATAAATCTTATCAATACATGTTCCAATTAATTCAAATGATTGATCCATCTGATTTCCTTCACTAAAATCAAAATTATTTTTAATGAATTGTTCCAAGGAAGGATACTTCATTTCCATCATAATATTATCATCAAGTTTTATCTGATTGGTATGTCCATCAGTACGTTGAATTTTAATATCATCAATAGGAATATTCTTTTTAACCTCACTAACACCATCATCAGGACATATTAAATTAACTTCAATAACCTCACCTACAGACTTACCACGAATGTTCAAGAACAAATACTCTATATCAAAAGTAGGTAATGTCTCAACCTTAATACCCTTTGTCAAAACACAATTCTTAATTACTGCTTTAATAGCATTAGTAATTTCTGTTGTGTTTTCACTTTCAAGAGCTATTAATAATACCTTTTCTTCTTTAACTAAAAAAGGTCTATATTTAACAGTTTTTTCTGTAGAAGGTAGTACCAACTCATATGTCGGTGTCGAAATCTTTGGTAATGGCATGATATGTTTATAACAATGTCAGTGTATTTATTTATAGGGGTTACTTAAGGAATGGTAATGTAGGTACACCAGGAAATAGAACTTTTCCAGGCACACCTGACTCATTGAAACTCCCTTTAGTGGGATCTTTAATTTTATTATCTGATTCTTTCTTTTTTATTTTCTCATATGGTGTGTATATCGGTGGTTTTGGATTCTCTTCAACTGTTGGTTCTAGACTTGGTAATATATTGGCAGGATCAGCTGCTTTTCTTTTTGTAGAGAAGGTATTATACTGAACATATCGTATATAAGAATAACTAACAGTGCATTTTAAAACATCCACGTTACCATATGCTACTGGCATACTATTAATAGCTGTAGGATAGGTTCTAATAAACTCATACTGTAATTGTGTATCCACGTGGTTAATAGAAGGATCATCCTTTGACCACTTACCACCTTTCTCAAACTTTTTAATTATCAATCCATCTATCATATAATCATCAGGAAAAGACATTCTATAATAATAATTTTGATTTCTTAATCTTGTTAATGATTCTGAATCACTAGGATCTTCCCCTGCAATATGAGATATATAACTTTCAAAAAATCTTATAGGATAATAAGAACTTTCTCCTGCATTAACATAAAAAGTTAACTTCAAATCCTGATCATATACTTTTCTATGTGGCATCTTCTCTGTGACACCAGTGTAATCATTATCTACATTAAATGTTGCTAAACTATTTCCTGGTAATACTGCTTCTGTACATAATAATGTCAGATAATTATAAGGAGAAGTTGTTCCTGAATTTAAATCAGATAAAAAACTTGGCACAGGAAATTGAACCTCAAAATAAGGAGTTAATGAGGGTGACAGAATAGTACCCTTTATATCAGCTACCGTTTTATGGGTTGGTTTTACCCCCAGCTTTGCCATCTAAATAATATTTGACTTACTATATTATATATTATGTATGCCAGAAAGTAAGAAGAGTATTTACAAACCCAGAAATCCCAAAAAATATAAAGGTGATGTTAGAAATATTATCTGTCGTAGTTCTTGGGAACAAAAATTCTGTGGTTACTGTGATCTAAATGAAAATATTTTACAATGGGGAAGTGAAGAGTTCTTTATACCTTATCGAGCTCCTGATGGTAAGACCCGTAGGTACTTTCCAGATTTTATCATTAAAGTAAAAGAAAATAATGGTAAAATTAAAACATATGTAATTGAAGTCAAACCATTTAAACAAACTAAACCGCCGAGGAAAAGAAAAAAGGTGACTCAATCATACCTTTATGAATGCAAAACTTATGCTACCAATCAAGCAAAGTGGAAAGCAGCTGATGAATGGTGTAAAGATAAAAGAATTGAATTTAAAATTATTACTGAAAGAGAACTTGGTGTAGCATCATGACAGACTCTTTCGGTTTCGATGGACTAGAACAACAAGAAGAAGACAATCGTATCAGACAATATCTTAGTGACTTAAACAATAGAACAAATGACCCAGAAGAAATGATGCTGGAAATCATGGAAGTTCTTAATGAAACTGTTGAACCTATTCCTGAAGTAGGAAAGTTCTATACCTTTGTATATAATGCAAAGACTCCTGGTGTACAATACGATCAGCATCCTTTAATTGCATGTGTTGATTTATTTGCATGGGGATTCAGAGGACTCAACTTTCATTGGCAAAAATATAGGAATTATACATGGGAAGAACTAGCAGGACAACTGTATGTGGTTCAATATAATGAACTAGATGACCTACTTGCCATACCCTATGGTAAGTATATACTTAATCCCCCTAAATAATAAAAAAGTTTTAGAATAAATGGCATTACTAGGTTGGGGCGATATATTAGGAGTCGGAAGTCGTACAGCTAAACCGAACACTCACTATGGGAACGACGATAGTAAAAATTTATATAGCCTTGGAATAGAAGGTAAAGGTAGTAAAGAAAAATATTTTCCACTAGTTAATAAAGAAACTGGTCTGGTAGAAATTTATAATCAAAACTGGGATAGACCTGATAAATTAGTTGCACAATACGATCCTAGTACGGAACCACCAACAATAGTAACAAATCCAACTTCACCAAAATGGGAAAGAGATGCCCTTGGTAATATTAATAATAAAGCAGTAAAAAACTCATTGAATGCTGCCAAAAATATAATTCAACAGGAATTTTATAATGACGCAGATGAAAGTGTTAGTCAAGAAGATAGACGAGTTGGGGGTAGATTAAAAGCAAATGATTTATTAAATTCAGGAGGATCATACATCGATGAGAACGATAATAGTACTATAATTGGAATAGCAGAAGAAGAAGCAGAGCTCTTGATGGAAGCTAAGGGTAGAAAATTCTTCGCCAACCTCCGATATCCAGAAAAAATGGATGAGGATCAAGATGCTATAAAATTCACCGTCAAAGATTTTAAAGCAAGAGAATGGGATCAAAATTCACCAGGAATTTTAAAAGAAAGAAGTCGTGATCAAGAAGAACAAAATATGGGTTCTGTGACATTACCTATGCCAGGTGGTTTAAAAGATAATAATCAACAAGACTGGGGAAATGCAACATTGAATCCTGCACAAGCAGTAGGAGCACAAATAGCATTGTCAGCATTAGATGGCAGTGCTGGAGGAGTAGGGAATGTGCTGAAAGGTGTAGCAAATGATCTTGGCTCTAGTGACATGACTGATGCTGCATCAAAATTAATTGCAGGAGAAATCACAGGTGCTGGTGGACAGTTAATAAAGAGACAAGGTGCATTACTCAATCCTAATGTAGAATTACTATTCAATGCTCCTATGTTGAGAACTTTTAATTTTACTTTTAATCTATCTCCACGTAATGAAAAAGAAGCACAGAGTATAAAACAAATCATCCGTCTATTCAAACAAGCTTCAGCACCAAGAAGAACTACAAAAGGATACTTCTTAAAAACACCACTAATTTATCAAATAGAATATATCAATAATGCATATAACTTAAATAGATTTAAAGAGTGTGCAATGACTAGTTTCCAAACAGACTACACACCTAACGGAAACTATTCAACATTCCGTGATGGTACAATGACCCAGTACAAAATCTCAATGTCATTCAGTGAACTTGATCCTATCTTTAATGATGATTATGATGCACTTGATGAAGCAGATCAATTTACTTTGGACTCATTCTCTGAAACACCAAGGGATACTCAGACAGACGCAGCAGGTATAGGTTACTAAAATGTCAAATTACTTTAAAAAAATTCCAAACTTTGATTATGTAAGCAGGTTACCTAATGCCAAAATAGGTGACTACCTGCCAGTAAAAAACCTATTTAAAAGAGGAGTATTAAGAGAAGATATTTTCCAAGACCTTACTGTCTTTACAAAATATAAAGTCCGTGGAGATGATAGACCAGATAATGTTGCCTACAATTTCTATGATGATTCACAACTAGATTGGTTGGTTTTAATCAGCAATAATATTATCAATATTCAATCAGAATGGCCTATGACTCAACAGTCATTTGATAATTATCTTATAAACAAATATACTGAATCAGGTGACTCAGATACAGATACCTATGATAGAATTTACAATGGAGTTCATCATTATGAAACAAAACAAATTAAAAACAGTAATGATGTAGAAATATTGGCCGCAGGACTAACAGTTTCTCCAGAGTATACTCTTACATACTATGATTGGTTAGTTAGTGGTTATGTAAACCTACTTAAAGGTGCTGATGAACCATACAATACATCATTAGTTACTCCAGTAACCAATTATGAATATGAAGCAAAGATTGAAGATAATAAAAGAAATATATTTTTATTAAAACCAATCTATGTCTCATTAGTGATTGATGATCTATCTGAAATGATGAAATATAAAAAAGGATCTACTGAATACGTCAGTAAATCCCTTAAAAAAGCAGAAAATATTAGACTTTATCAATAATTAATTACTATTAAAAACTTTATAATCTGGGAATGCATAATCACTTTGAAACCAACCAGTTGCAATATACTTTACACTCATAGGAGGATTTCCTCTATGTAAATGAGTATAGCTTCCTGGCCATATCATTACTGTTCCTTTTGTTGGTTTAAACTTTTTCTTTTGATATAAGAATTCAGTCTCTCCACCTTCTGGCACATTATTTAAATATATCATCCATGCCATTGTTCTATTTGATATATCCCAACCCATATTTTCAGCATGGAAAGCATGATATCCTTGATACGGTTCTGTTTTTTGAATTAAGATCGTAGAACTAATAAAACTACTAGAATTAAGAAGAGGATAATTATCAATATATTGATGTAAACATCTCCTCAAATCACCCATTAATCCTTTAGTCATCTCTTTGTTAAAACAATCAATAACTAATTGAGCATCTTGAACATAGTTTGCTGTTCGATTGGCAGGAGGTAATCTAGACCAACGATCAGAATTTTCATAAAGATCAATTATTTGTTGACATAAAGAAGGACCTACGATATTCTCGTAGATCCCAATAAAATCATCATAAGTAGATTTCATTTACTCCTCAGCTAATTTCTGAAAGTAC